GATTATCTTATTATCAATGGTTCTGAAGAATCTGTCATTGATACTCTTCGAAATAAGATTAAACAATTTGCATCTAGTATTTCTTTATCAGGTGGCTACAAAGTAGTTATCCTTGATGAGGCTGACTATCTTAATCCGCAATCAACACAACCAGCATTGCGTGGGTTTATCGAAGAGTTTTCTGGCAACTGCCGATTTATTCTTACATGTAACTTTAAGAATCGTGTAATTGAACCATTGCATTCTCGATGCAGTGTAATTGAATTCAGTATGCCAAAGGGAGAAAAAGATCGACTTGCTGCAGTGTTCATGAAAAAGCTCATGTTTATTCTTGATTCTGAACAAGTCAAATATGAACCACCAGTTCTTGCTGAACTTATCATGAAGTATTTTCCTGACTATCGTAGAACTATTAATGAACTTCAAAGATATTCTACTCATGGCCAGATCGATACTGGCATTCTTACAGTCGTAGGAGATGTGTCAGTAAATGAACTGATGAATAATCTAAAGCTTAAAGACTTTCGCAAAATGCGTAGCTGGGTAGCAAACAATATTGATGTGGAACCAGCTGTAATCTTTCGAAAGTTATATGATAACTGCAGTGACTATGTAGAACCACAATCTATTCCACAACTTATTCTTATTCTGGCTGAGTATCAATATAAGAATTCTTTTGTGGCTGATCATGAACTTAACACAGTCGCTTGTCTTACTGAAATTATGGCGGGAGTACAATTTAAATGAACGAAATAAAAAATAATCCTGGTACAATTTATGTACGTTGGTGGGAAGTCCATTATGGAGAAGAAACTAAATATCGTATATGTCTCTATAACGAAGATAAAGTAATCAAAGAGCGTGTAGTTAATAATTTTGCAGAAGCAGAATCAAATGCTCGAGATATGTACGATACTTTTACGACTCAAAGAGGCCAATTAGCTACTCCAGAGTTTCTTGGGAGCTTACAAAATAAATGAATCCTTTTGAATACGTAAATGCGATAAATCTTACTAAAAAAGATATCATGGTTGATGATATTGCAGAAAAAGCATACACACCATTTTTGATTAATCGTTCGCTTTCGTATTTTAATGATACTATATTATTTGCTAATGAGATGAATCGATATCATCATATCGATCATCGCCTTCAGTTTGATTTTTTTATAAATATAATTAGAAAGAAGAAAAGATTCTCAAAGTGGATTAAGCCACAAGAAATCGAGAATCTGGAACTCATCAAAGAATATTATGGATACAGCAATGAAAAAGCTAAGTCCGTTTTATCATTATTAAACAATGATCAAATTGAAGAGTTGAAACAAAGGATTTACAAAGGTGGAAAACGATAATCAACAAGTAATAAACTGGACTCCAACGTCTATGCTGGAAGTCACATTAAACGAACCAGACGATTTTCTTAAGATCAGAGAAACGCTTACTCGAATTGGAGTGGCATCTCGTAAAGATCAAAAGCTCTTTCAGTCATGTCATATCTTGCATAAGCAGGGTAGATACTTCATTGTTCATTTTAAAGAACTCTTTCTCTTAGATGGAAAGCCTTCTAACTTAATGACCAATGATGTAGAACGTAGAAATACAATTGCAACTTTGCTTGCAGACTGGGGGTTAATTAGTATTTTAGATAATTCGAATATGGACTTAGCTCCATTGAGACAGATCAAAGTAATACCTTATAAAGAAAAGACTCAATGGGAACTATGTCCGAAATACAATATCGGAAATAGTAATGGAGAAAAAAATTAAACAACTTTGGAAATCATTTCACAAACTAATGAAATCCAGCAGACTTAATAAAGTTTGCAATAAGTGTTTTAAGTAAGAAATTAGTTTGTATAAATATAAATGACATGCCGATAACGGGTGTCAAGTATAACCTTGCTAAATATAGGAGGAAATTAATATGGTAAGAAGTACTTTGAACGTTCCACGTTCGCTATTCGTAGGTTTTGATACATTATTTGAAGATCTTGAAAAGATTCATAATAATGCAAAGACCGGTAATGATAACTATCCACCACACAACATAGTAAGAATCGATGAAGAAAAGTTTCTCATTGAACTTGCTGTTGCGGGGTTTTCAAGAGATGACATCGACCTAGAGTTGAAAGATGGTATCTTGAAAATTAAAGGATGTATAGAAGCCGACGAGCGTGAATACGCATATAAGGGCATTTCATCCCGCAAATTCGAGAAGAGCTTCCGCCTCTCAGAGTTTGTCGTAATTGATGGTGCTGATCTCGAAGACGGTATACTTGTGGTGTACGCCAGAGTAGAAATCCCAGAAGAGCAGCGTCCTAGGAAGATCGATATTGGGTCTGCTGGGTCATCAAAGAAGAAGCAGTTTTTGACAGGCTAATTTAGCGAAATCCTAGCAGAAAAATTAATTTTTTGCTGGAGAATTTAGATATGAAAAATTTATTTAACATGCTGCAATCAAATGTCTCGGCCTATTACGATCTTGCTCAAATGATTTTATTAGGAGTAATTACCTTAGGGTTAGCTCCAATGATTATCATAATGGCTCAATTGTAACAGGCTGTTATAACACGGGGAGAAGAAATTCTCCCCATTTTATTGTTTACAAATCATTGAAAATGTGGTATAATATACATTATGAAAAGCTTTTACACCAACGTCTCTCGATATGGCAACTCTATTCTACTTCGTGGATATGATGAGTTTGGCAAGCGAGTAACAGACAAAATAAAATATCAGCCAACATTCTTTGTTGCAACTTCTCGTCCTACTAGTTGGAAATCTCTTAATGGTATTCCTGTTGCTCCAGTTCTTATGGACTCTATGCGTGAAGCAAAAGAATGGCTACAAGTTAACAAACAAACAGCCGGTCGACAAATCTTTGGTAACGATCGGTATATCTCTACATATATTAATGACAACTTTCCTGGTGATATCGAATTCGATCGAAATAAGATTAACGTAACTACAATCGATATCGAGGTTGCTTCTGATGACGGATTTCCAGAACCAGAAAAAGCAGATAAACCTGTCATTGCAATTACAATTAAAAACAATGTTGACAACACATACTATGTCTGGGGTCTTGGAGACTATGATGTAGAATCTACAATGATGAAGACTCATCGTGTTGTTTATCATAAATATGCATCAGAAGCTGATTTGCTTATCAACTTTATTACGCATTGGTCATCGCATGCGCATTCTCCAGACGTGATTACTGGCTGGAACGTACGATTCTTTGATATTCCATATCTTGTAAATCGTATTCATAGAATGCTTGGTGAACAATATGTCAAACGACTGAGTCCCTGGGGATTGGTTGGAAGACGTGACGTAACTAAGATGGGTCGCACTCAACAAGCATATGATCTTACTGGTATTTCGATTATTGATTACCTAGACCTCTTTCAAAAGTTTGGATACTCGTATGGTCCACAGGAAACTTACAAACTAGATCATATTGCTCACGTAGTTCTTGGTGAAAAGAAACTATCATATGAAGAATACGGATCACTTCACTCGCTATACAAACATAACTTTCAAAAGTTTATCGACTATAATATTAAAGACGTAGAATTGGTAGATCGCATCGAAGATAAGATGGGACTGATTACTCTTTGCATGACCATAGCTTACAAAGGTGGTGTAAACTATAATGACACCTTTGGTACAACTGCAATATGGGATTCAATTATCTATCGTAGACTCTTTGCAAATAAAGTTGCAGTGCCGTTTATCGAAGACAAGACTAAAGGTAATTATCCAGGTGGTTTTGTAAAGGAACCGCATATTGGTATTCATAACAATATGGTCAGTTTCGATTTAAACTCTCTATATCCGTCAATAATTATGCAATATAACATGTCTCCAGAAACTATCATAGATGGAGACGTTGTACAATTTGATATTGAATCAGTTCTTACTGGAACTCAAATACAAACACAACCAGGCAAATCTCTAGCCGCAAATGGCCAATATTTTCGAACTGATAAGCCTGGTATTATTCCAACGATCATTGATGAAATGTACAGTGAACGTGTACAGATGAAAAAGCACATGATCGATTCTCAAAAAGAATTACAAAAGGTAGACAATGATGACAAACAACAACTTTACTCGATTGAAAGAAATATATCGATCTATGAAAACCAGCAGATGGCTATTAAAATTCTGCTTAATTCTCTCTATGGCGCTCTTGGCAATCAGTATTTCAGATTCTTCGATCAAAGAATTGCCGAGGCCATTACTCTCACCGGTCAGCTCACTATACGTTGGGCCGAGTATTCTCTTAACAGATACCTTAACAAAGCATTGTGTAAGCAAGAATGGAAAGACTATGTTGTCGCTATCGATACTGACTCGTTGTATGTATGCCTAGACGAATTAGTAGAAGCAATCAAGCCAAATAATCCTATTGACTTTCTTGATAAAGTTGCTAACGAAGCTCTAGAACCTGAGCTAGCAAAAGCATATGATAATCTATACAGCATGCTTGGTGGCATAAGCAATCGAATGGTTATGAAACGTGAAGCAATTGCTGATCGTGGTATATGGACTGCTAAGAAGCGTTACATTCTAAACGTACATGATAATGAAGGCGTTCGATATAAAGAACCTAAGCTTAAGATCATGGGTATCGAAGCTATTAAATCTTCTACTCCTGAACCTTGTAGAGATGCTCTCAAAGAAATCTTCAAAGTGATCATATCTGGAAGCGAATCTCAGACTCAGAAAGCGATCGAACAATTTAAGCAATACTTCAAGACTCTTCCAGCTCATGAAATTGCATTCCCTCGAAGCGTATCTAAAGTTCGAGAGTTCCGTGACTCTAATACAATTTACAAGAAGGGCACTCCTATTCATGTACGTGGTTCTTTACTCTATAACAAATTAGTACTCGATCTAGATCTTAAGAAAAAGTATGCAACTATTCAAAATGGAGAAAAGATTAAGTTTGTATATCTACGTAAACCAAATACAATTCGTGAAAACGTAATTTCGTTTCCAGATTATCTTCCAGAAGAATTTGCGCTTTCTAAATATATTGATTTTGAGACACAGTTTCAAAAAACATTTCTAGATCCTATCGAGCCGATTCTAGATGCAGTTGGCTGGACGTCAGAAGAAGTGTCATCATTGGAGGACTTTTTTGGATGAGATCTAAACTTACATTTGACAAACTTATAAAAGATTATCAATTTAATACAGTGCTTGATGTTGGAGGAGGAACAGGTCCATATAGAGATTTGTTCATCTCTGAATCAAAAAGAGTCTACACTTCTGATATTAAAGAATCAGATTTTGAAGGCGATTTTAACACATATGATTTTGGTTCAATTAAATTTGAATGCGTGTGGTGTGTACATACATTAGAGCATCAGTTAAATGTCAATCATTTTCTAACAAAAATACATTCAATTTTAGTTGAAGGAGGAGTGCTTGCAATATCGGTACCTCCAATGAAACATAATATTGTTGGAGGACATGTATCACTATGGAATGCTGGACTCCTCCTATATAATCTAATACTTGCTGGCTTTGATTGTTCAGACGCAGCAGTAAGAACATATGGGTATGACGTATCTGTTATTGTAAAGAAGCGATCAATACTTAAATTACCAGATTTAAAATACGATCATGGAGATATTGAAACACTATCAAAATATTTTCCAAGAGACTTACGAGCCACTCAAGGTTTTCATGGACAAATACCTGCAATTAATTGGGATTAACTGTTTACAAACACTCAAAAATGTTGTATAATAGTAATATAAATGGAGAAAAATATGAAATTAGTAAGATTAACCTCTGGTGAAGAAATCGTTTGCCAGGTTAAAGAAACAGAAGATGCAATAGTAATTACTGACGCATTTTCTTTGATAGCACCAGAGCCAGGTAAGATTGGATTTATTCCTTTCATGGCTTATTCTAAAAACAAAGAGTTTACAATCAGTAAAGAGTTCGTTATTCTTATTGTAGATCCAGTCGATGAGATGGTAGATCAAGTAAGAGCTATGACTACTGGAATTGTAACTCCCAATAAACAAGGAATTATAACATGAGCAAAGACTGGGTAAAAGATATTCATGACATGCAAACCAAGTATCAAACTCGCGATTGGGTAGATCAAAATGGCGATAAGCACAACCAGTTTCTTAATTTTAGAGCTGACTTTCTTCAAGAAGAACTTGATGAAACTAAACGTGCTATTATGGCCGGTGATCCCGAAGAAATCGTTGATGGTTTGATCGATCTATGCGTTGTTGCTATTGGTACTTTGGATGCCTTTGGTGTAGATGCATATAAAGCATGGGATGAAGTACTTAAAGCAAATATGGCAAAACAAGTTGGCGTAAAAGAATCACGCCCAAATCCACTTGGCATGCCTGATCTTATTAAACCTGAAGGATGGAAAGCTCCAAACCACGAAAAAAATTATGGCAGTCTCCCTAACGATATTCGATAGTATTTACGATAACAAAACGAATAAGAGAATGGACTACAATTCTTTTGACGAGTTTGAGTCTATTCTTTATCGTCTTGCTGATCAAAGTAAATATAAAACTAAAAAGGAAGCGCCTTTAATTAGTCCCGCAATCTATCATGATAACACAACTCGAGCCAATGGCAATGTTCTTGGTTGGGGTGGATTTGGTATTGTAGATGTCGATGACTATGAAGGTTCCATTGACGATATACATAATAAGTATTCAAAATACAAATACGTTTGTTATTCTACAGCTTCTTCAACGAAAGAACATCCAAAATTTAGATTAGTATTTCCTTTGACTGAATTTGTAAAGGCTGACAATATCAAACATTTTTGGCACGCACTTAATAAAGAAATAGGAGACATCGCAGATGCTCAAACAAAAGACTTATCCCGAATGTACTACGTACCAAGCAAATACGGGAACGCTTACAACTTCATATTCTCTCACGACGGAGAAATCATGGACCCTCAACAACTCATGGAATCTCATCCCTATGTCGTACCAAATGAATCGTTTTTCGATAAGCTTCCAACAGCTATCAAAGAAGGACTCATTGCTCACAGAAAAGGACAACTCAATAACACTGACTTTAAATGGACCGGATATCGCGACTGCCCTTTTGTAAATAAACGTCAAATTGAAGAATATAAAATGATTTCTGGTACAGGTTGGTATTACAAAATGTATCAAATTATGGTATCAACTGCTGGTAATGCTATGAGCAAAGGTTATCCAATTTCATCAAAAGAAATTGCTTGGATCTGCAGAGATCTTGATAACGATACCGGTGGCTGGTATGGTAAGCGCGATATGGAAAGAGAAGCAGAACGAGCAATTGAGTTCGTATTTAAAAATAATTTATGATTGATTTTAACATAGGCATGCTTGATGCTAGATTTTTAGAAGTTCGTGCAATTGATGAAGCAGATAAAATTAAAAATAACAAATCATTTATACTCTCAGGTAGATCGTATGCTGATTTGCTTATGAGAACTAGGCAAGGACATGCTGCTGAAGTATTTCTAATTGAATGGTGTGGATTTGTAGACGACACAAGAGATTATCATGATGTTTGTCATAGTGATGGCATACCAGTAGAAGTAAAAGTAATAGGATCAGAAGACTATCTTGATATCAATTTAGAACGTTGGGAGTGGGATAAGATTAATAATCCATGGAAAGAATGGCCAGACGAACTTATGATATGGGAAAACAAATATCCAGATCCAGACTATAAGTTTTTAGGTCACTATAAATGGAGTGAAAATAAATGGAAAAAGTAGTTTACAAACACTCGAAACTATGTTATAATAGTAGTATTAAACAGGAGCAACAATGAAAGAAAGTATAAGAGTTTTACAAGAATGTGCAGAACTTCAGGATAAAAAGTCTAAAGACTATCAAAGTTCTGAATCTACTGTCGTTCAATCCATGCATTATCGTAGAGGTGTTGATACCATTCATGACATTATCTTAGGTAAAGTTATGCGTGCAACTTCACTACTTGAATCTGATCCTAATAATCCAAACTTCGAATCGCTTGAAGATACTTACAAAGATATGATTAACTATGCATCCTTTGCTGTATCTTATTTGCGTGGCAAGATGGAAGGCCAAGATACTAATCGCGATATGTTCAATAAACCTATCTCACGACAAAAAGCTCGTGAACAACTGGAGAATGCTAATGTGGCAGAATAATACTAAAGATATTGCTGAACTATTCATTAATGAACTAGAAGCTGAACGCTTTACTGTCGATAAGACTGGTGCAAAGACCATTGAGATTATCGGTGCATCGTTTATTGCTGATAAGCCAGCTATTTTTGGTAAGCCAAATGAAGAATACATCGAAGCTGAAATAGAATGGTATGAATCTTTGTCTACTAATATCAATACACTTGCTGATATTTACGGCAAATCTCCAGTAGCTTGGCAGTATTCTGCTAATGATTATGGCGAAATTAATTCTAACTATGGCACATTAATTTTTGGCGAAAAATACTATAGCCAATTTGAAAATGTTTTAACTGAACTTACTGAAAATCCGGATTCTCGTAGAGGCTGTATGGTCTACAATCGACCATCTATCTGGATTGAGTATAATGAAGATGGTAAAAATGATTTTATTTGTACTAATGCTGTAACTTATTATATTAGAGATGGTAAACTTGATGCAGTAGTTCAAATGAGAAGTAATGATGTAGTCTTTGGATATCGTAATGACTATGCTTGGCAGAAGTATGTACAAACTGAACTCGCTGCCGAGCTTTTTGTAGAAGTTGGAGATATTCATTGGCAAGTACAAAATCTTCACGTTTATGAAAGGCACTTCAATCTTGTACGTTAGTAAATGGGATGAAAGATTTTTAGCGCTTGCAGCTCAAATTGCAAGCTGGTCTAAAGATCCGAGCCGTAAAATTGGTGCAGTTGCTATAGGCGACAAAGGACAAGTTCTTGCACAAGGATATAATGGCTTTCCTCGTGGTATTGAAGATTCTGAATATCGATATAACGAACGAGAAGAGAAGTATAAATATGTAGTACACGCTGAAATGAACTGCATATATAATGCGAGTTGGAATGGAGTATCTTTGAATAAGTCAAAGTTCTACGTTTATGGTTTGCCTGTTTGTAGCGAGTGTGCAAAAGGATTAATACAGGTTGGTGTAAAATCTATTCTCGTAAAAGTACCAGAACAAGATGTTACGCCTTTAATATGGAAACAACATGAAAAACTATCTAAGGAACTTTTTCTCGAAGCCGGAATCGAATATGCAAGAATTTAGTAAAGAGGAAATGCAAAATTCAAAGCGTATATTTAAGAGTGCTACTCCAAAATACACTCTTGACTGGTACGTAAAATGGATTTCAAGCGCTTTCGTACTTACAGCAATGTCAATGCGTGGAGTCGAAGGTTTACAATTTTATGATCTGTCTTTCTCGATCGTGGGAATCATTGGTTGGTTATGGGTATCAATTATGTGGAAAGATAGAGCTTTGGTAATACTCAATGCAGTAGGATTTGCGTTCCTAGTGCGTAATTTATTAGAGTATTTGACGGTATAACTATATTATATGGTGAGCTACTCTGGCCTCCCAGCCAAATCTCTCACCTTAATAAACTGATATAAAAGGAGGAAAAATTTATGTCAAAAATTAGAGTAGGCGTCATTGGCGTCGGATCATGCGCAAAATCTCTCGTAGAGGGAATTCAATACTATAACGAAAATCCAGATGACAAGATCGGATTAATGTACGAAGATATCGGTGGATATTCTGTACATGATATCGAATTTGTTTGTGGATTCGATATAGACAAACGTAAAGTAAATAAAAAATTAACAAAAGCTCTTAGGGCTCAACCCAACTGTGCTATGAATCATGTGGAAAAAATCTTGACCACAAAAGAATCAAATGCTGGTTGTGTGGCACCGGAAGCAGTAGTATATTCTGCTCCTGAGCTCGATGGCATTGCACCACACATGAAGGACTATCCTGATGAAGTCACTTTTGTCAATGGTGCCATTCCTGCTGAATCTTTTGAAAGAACAGTAGAGCTTTTGAAATACCATAATGTAGATGTATTAATTAATTATCTACCTGTGGGATCAGAAGAAGCATCTAAATACTGGATTGATGTAGCACTAGAAGCTGGAATTCATTTTGTAAACTGTATTCCAACTTTGATTTCTACAAAAGATGCAGTAGAAACTGAGCAAAGATTTATCGATGCTGGACTATCAATTGTTGGTTCAGATATGAGATCTGCTTGGGGAGCTTCTCGAATGTCCGAAGTATTACAAGGAGCAATGCTTGATTCTGGATTGATGGTAACACAGCACATTCAGATGAACATGGCTTGTGGTTCTACTCAAGGACAAGAACATATTCGAACAGGACGTACTGCCAATACTGACTTTTTGAATATGGCAAAACAAGATAGACTACACAATAAACATATATCAAAGGAAAACGTCTTGAAGGGACAGAATATTGTGCGTGACGAGTCTACCGCTGGCATGACACTCTTCGCTGGACCATCACTGACGGTATTACAGAAACCGGGAGGAGATTATATTTCGTCCGATAACAAAATAGCAAATTTCGATATGGTAGCATATGGATTTGCCGGCGCAAGATATGAATTGACTGCTCGTCTATCAGTTCAAGATTCGCCAAACTCTGGAGGAGTCGTAGTTTCGGCTATTAGATTCTGTAAGGTCGCATCTGAAATGGGTATTGTAGGTTTCCTAAGAGGACCATCGGCGTGGACTCAAAAGACTCCACCGGTTCAAATGAAAACCGAAGATGCTAAATTCGAATGTGATGCGTTGGCTCGGAGAGTTCTTACGGATATGACAACTCCACAACTTAAGGAGAACAGACCGAAAGCAAAAGATTTACCACACACATTTCAGGATAGTAAGACCGACTATGAGAATTAATACATTTGATATAGACGGCGTTATCTATTTCGGCGAGGGCGTAACTGGTGTGCGTCCTTGTCGAAATGATATTATTATTACTGGCAGATCCATTGACCAATATGATTATACGATGGATATGCTTCGTAGCAGAGGCATATATAATCAGGTATTCTTTAATCCAATGAGTAGGAGCGATCCTAATTATTGCAGAGAAGAATCAGGAAGACATAAAGCAAGAGTAATAACTAAGCTTTTAAAGGTGTACGATATTGGCCTTCATTTTGAAGATGATGATGTACAAATTGAACAGATTAGGAGAGTGCATCCTGATCTAGGTATTATACACATGGTAAGAGAGGATGAGCAACTCGTCAAATATTAATTATAATTACGATTGGCATACGTACAATAAAGACCTAATGAAGGAATTCAATTGGTTCTTACTTAAAGTCAATCAAAGAGCATGTATTCATCAAGGATACATCGATGAAAAGTACGAAGGCGTAAATCGTCATGGAGACATTGATTATGGTCTTGGAGAAAACGTAGAGTATTTCCACCCTACTATTACTCTTGATGATCGTATGAGATTTATTGGCACTCAAATAGCCAGTGCACCAATGAGTATGATGAACGTTGTAGGTAATACATTTATCTCTCACTTTTATGGAGGAAGAGGAATTCACTTCTTAGCTTCTGGTAAAGATGGAGAATTTGTAGACTTTGATAGATTTGCTGATGACGACCAAGAGTATATAAGATTTGTTCGAAACAATTTGGACAAAGCTATAAAGAATAGGCAACCCATTTGGGGTACAACGGAGTTACACACTTCAATTCAAACGGCCGGTCGTAATTTTTGTAGGCAGAAGTATAACGATGCTGACAGAAGCTTCCACCCTGTAGATGTATGCGAATGGGTTGCCTCCTTTCGTGATAATGGATTCTTAGACCGTATGCTTGCATGCAATCATATGAGCGATATATATAAATTATTACGAGAACAAAGAGGCATTGGAGAATATTATGGATTTCACGGTGCAGCCTCTTCATCAGTTTTACCTCAGGTAAAATATCATCACGATCAAAGATTTGTTGCACCAGGTCCAGGAGCTGTCTATACGATTAGTCTTCTGTGGCCTGATGCTCCAAAAAAACTTTATGATGAAGCAATTTATTTTATGAGAGAAAACGCTGAAGAAATTGGACTTACGAAAGGAGTAGAATTCCATCCATCAGCTTATAATATTAAATTAAGAGATGGAAGTAATTTATTTGAGCGTTCTCAGGATAGCCTTAAATACTATGGAACAGAAGTACTATCATGCCAGTTTGGAGTCTATTTACAAATTCGTGAAGATGCAAAAGCTTGTGCTAGACGTCAAGTTGCAAGGGTACAACAAACAAACACTTTAACGAACTTTTTAACATGAAAAATATAATTAATTGTCCTTTTATACCAATAGCAAAAAGAGCTGCGTCACATAGAGGCGCGCAAGGAGTAATGTATGGAGACCAAATTAAAGAGAGATATGGCCACTGCGATGTCAACTACGGAGGCGAGCTTACGGAAGTGGATAGGTATGACGTTCTGTGGGTTTATCACGGCAACGATTGGAGTGGTGGTCTTAATATGTTTGGTGGTGTATATGGGTTTCCTTATGTTAGGAACACTGTTAACTTTTCTAAGTTCAAAGGTAGAGTCATTTCAATTGGAATCGACTTCCCGCCGTATCACGAAATGGTTAAATCGAAACTTGACTCGGCTAAGAAAGAGGTTCAACCCGAATGGCATGAAGTAGATTTAAAAAATCTAGAAAGAATGTTCAATACAGCAGAAAGAATAGACTATCCCAATCCAACTCATAATATAGTTATTGGTGATAGTCATTCTATTTGCATGTATCGTCCAGGTTGGACAGTAAATAGCGTTCCATTTAAAACTCTTAATGGAGCATTGAATGAAGGGTTTGATAAATTTATACCTTATGATTACCATAAGTTAGAATGTTATTTTGGAAACATAGATGTAAGACATCATGCTATTAGATTAAATCAAAAAGTAGAAGATTTAGCTGATAGATATATAGAAGAAGCTTTTAAGTTCGGTGCAAAAATATATGAATTGCTTCCAATTGAATGTCCATCAAGAAGAATACCACAATCAGGTTATTACAAAGGACAGCCATTTTATGGTTCATGGAAAGAAAGAACAGATTGGAGAAATCAATTTAACGATTATATAGAAAAAGAATATGGCATTATAAGATGGACACAACATTTATATAATAAGGAAGGTCAATTAGATTTTAAATATATGGAAAAACCACAGTCAATACATTTATCAAGAGAGTTCTATCCACATTGGAATGGAATGGAACCACAAGGATTAGAGGAGTTTTTTGCATGAGTTATGCAAGTATAGTACCATTAATAGGTGGAGAAACAATAGCAATGGAAAATGTCTTTGGAGAAAAGCCAAAGTATTTTCTAACATTCGAGGGCTTTCAAGATAATGAATCTCATCTCAGGGAATATTATAACAATAAGGTCCCGTATTTGAATCTCTCAGAGGGAGCGAGCTACACAGAAAAAGTTAATGTGATTAATACTGTATGCCCATGTGCAGGGCTTAGCTCACTTAGTCCATCAGCTGCAAGTAATAATCCTATGAATGATTGGATGTATAAATCAGCCGAATATGTATTAAGTGAATGTCAACCAGATGTTTTTTGGGGAGAGAATGCTCCTAGGTTAGCAAGTAAGATGGGAGAACCCGTTGTAAGAAGATTAAGGAAGATAGGAGAAGATAATGGTTATACTTTTAGTATCTTTAAAACAAAATCAATATTACACGGTTTAAGCCAAGTAAGAGATAGAACATTTTATTTCTTTTGGAAAGGAGATGAAGTACCATTATTTGATTATGTATTAGAAAAGCCATCAATGATTGCTGACGATATAAGAGCAGTTGAAAGAAGAGATGATGACCCAATGAGTCAAATATTATGTAATGATAAGACTCCTTCCGAAGAGCCGTATTATAAATACGTATTAGAGGAGTTAGAAGGCGGTATCACACATCAAGAGTTTCAAAAGAAAATAGAAAAGACGACTAATCCAATGGATTATATCGAAGAGAGAACAACTTATAAAGAAGTTGCAAAATGGATGCGTGAAAATGGATATGATAATGTAGCAAAGAAATGCGATAGACAATATCATAAACTAAAAGCCGGTGGAAATATAATGAGAAAAACAACTGAAGTTCCTAAAGATAAAATAGGAGCTTTTGTCGGTCATATGCCTACGTGTTTAACACATCCTGATGAAGATAGATATTTAACAGTAAGAGAAGCTCTATCTTTAATGAAACTACCAGACGACTTTATATTACTTAATCCTAAAAGGTCATTGAATCATATTTGTCAAAATGTGCCAGTGACTACTGCTGAACATCCAGCAAGAATGGTTAAAGAATATTTAGCTGGTAATTTGGAAACTGTTGATACAAAGTTCTTGGTTCAAGACAATAAAAAAAGAACCTATGAATATGAAAAAAACAGTTTACAATTGACTGATTTTATGATATAATATACTTATGATTTTTAATAATAGGAGTGACTATGCCAAGTATTGATTTAAGACCTAGGAAGAGACATCCCAGGGATAAACGGCCAGCAAGAGAAATGCCTTTTGATGTGGCCTTACGTAAATTTAAAAAAGCCTGTGAGAAAGCAGGTATTGTCCCAGAAAAACGAACAACACATATCTATGACAATCCTGCAGCTAAAAAAAAAAAAAAAAAAGCTGAAGCTATTTCAAGAGCTCGTAAACAACAACGCATGAACGATGCATATATTACCGCACGCGGTAGGAGAAGATAATATGTCTATAATGGATAAACTAAAAAAGAATAGTAAAGTAAAAGATACGGCTATTCTATCTGATTCAGCTTTATTTGCTGAAAAGGACGTAATCGTAACTGACGTACCAATGGTAAACGTTGCTTTGTCAGGCGATATTGAAGGAGGACTTACGTCAGGACTTACAGTTCTAGCAGGTCCATCTAAACATTTTAAAACTTCATTTGCTTTGCTGATGGGAGCAGCTTATCTCAAGCAATATGAAGATGCTGTAATGCTTTTTTATGATTCAGAGTTTGGTTCACCACAATCATACTTTGAAACATTTGGTATTGATACTAAAAGAGTATTACACACACCAATTACTGACGTCGAACAACTTAAGTTTGATTTGGTAGGACAACTCGAAAATATCGAAAGAGGCGACAAAGTTATAGTCGTTATTGATTCAATTGGGAACTTAGCCTCTAAGAAAGAGTTGGAAGATGCTCTTAACGAAAAGTCTGTAGCAGATATGTCAAGAGCTAAAGCATTAAAGGGACTATTCAGAATGGTCACTCCTTATCTTACTATGAAGAATGTCCCTTTACTTGCTGTTAACCATACTTATAAAGAAATTGGATTGTTTCCAAAAGATGTTGTAGGTGGTGGAACAGGTATCTACTATTCAGCAGATAATATCTGGATTATTGGAAGACGTCAAGAGAAAAAAGGTACTGAAATACAAGGGTACCATTTTATTATCAAAGTAGAAAAATCAAGGTTTGTAAAAGAACAATCCAAGATTCCAATTAGTGTTTCATGGGAAGGTGGTATTGAACAATGGAGTGGATTGCTTGATGTTGCAATGGCTGGTGGATACGTTACTAAACCAAATGTTGGTTGGTATGCAGCAGTTGATATGGACACTGGTGAAATCCTTGAACCTAAAGTAAGAGAAAAAGATACTCTTAAGAAAAAGTTTTGGGAACCAATCTTTGCAAATACAGACTTTAAAGAGTTTGTCAAAACATATTATTCAATTGGTCATAGACCAATGATTGATATCGACCTTGATATAGAGTCAGAGTAATGTATACAATAACTGATAAAGACTACACGTTAGTAGAAAATCCATCAAGTGCTTTTCACGGCGTTAAATTTAAAACAGGTACTTGGAAAGATGTAATAGTTGTATATGGACAAGTTGGTGTAAGGGAAGATGAAGCTCTTGACTTAGCAACTTTAAGTTTCAACTATACTATCCAAGACCCAGCTGATTTTAACGTTGATGAATTGAATGAAGATGAAGCATTTAAAAATTACTTAGGCGCTGTACTACAATATATAATAACAGATTCTTTAGAATACGCTAAAGAAAATAATTTATCAACAATAGGAATTGGAAATGGAGAATCAACTACCGACACATATACTGAATCATCTTCTACATAACGAAGAATTCTGTAGAAGAGTAGTACCATATTTAAAGAATGAATATTTTGAAGGTACTCATAAAACGGTATTCGATTTAATTGTACAATTTGTAGGCAAACATAATAAACTGCCAACTTCTAAAGTTCTTAATCTTGAACTTAAAAAAGTTCATGCACCAGAAGATGTCCTTAATAATGCTCAAACATTAATTAATGAAATCAAAGATAAATCAGATATTGATACAGATTATCTCATAACTGAAGCAGAAAAATGGTGTAAGGAAAGAGCAGTTTATAATGCTATTATGGATTCAATACAAATCATTGATAAGAAAGATGCTACAAGAAGTGAAGGTGCTATACCTGAAATACTATCTGAAGCTCTTGGCGTTTCATTTGACCAACAAATAGGTCATGATTATATTGATAATAGCGATGAAAGGTTTGACTTTTATAATCGTAAAGAAGATAGGATACCATTTGATTTAGATTATTTTAACAAAATAACAAAAGGTGGTCTACCTAATAAGACACTTAACATAGCCCTTGCCGGTACTGGTGTGGGTAAGTCATTATTCATGTGTCATTGCGCAGCAGCAGTCCTTAATCAAGGAAAGAATGTTTTGTATGTGACTATGGAAATGGCTGAGGAAAGAATCGCTGAAAGAATCGATGCTAACCTTATGAACTTACCAATTGAATCTTTAAACTCATTACCTAAAAATGTATTTGATGATAAGATTGGAAAAATTGCAAAAGCCTCTGTAGGTAAACTTATTGTAAAAGAATATCCTACTGGCTCTGCGCATACTGGTCATTTCAGAGCTTTACTTAACGAGCTTAAGCTTAAAAAGAACTTTAAGCCTGATATGATATATATTGACTATTTAAATATTTGTGCCTCAAGTCGCATGCGTGGCATGGGTGGAAGTATAAATAGTTATACATATATAAAAGCTATAGCTGAGGAACTCCGAGGCTTAGCAGTAGAATTCAATGTACCTATAGTATCAGCAACTCAGACTACAAGGTCTGGTTTCAGTAATACTGATGTTGGGCTAGAGGATACATCTGAATCATTTGGTTTGCCAGCAACGGCTGATTTAATGTTTGCTCTTATATCAACAGAGGAACTAGAAGAATTAGGTCAATTGCTTGTAAAACAATTGAAGAATAGATATAACGACCCAACCAAATACAAGAGATTTGTAGTTGGTGTGGACCGTTCCCGCATGAAACTATATGATGTAGAGGAATCGGCGCAATCAGACATCATGACTGAAATGGTGCCAGATAAACCGATAAACAAGTTTGGTGAAAGAGAAAGTAATGACTCTTTTGCTGACTTCAAACTTTAATAGGAGAAAATATATGAACATGTTAAATACAGCAAAAGCATGGCTATTGGACCGATGGGCAGAACGTACGTCTTGGGACGGCGGTGTCATTGTCGGATTATCATTAGCATACCTACTACTAGGTGGCTTAGTTGACATAGTAGCTTGGGTAGCCCTTGCTTACGGTGTATACACTTTTATAGCAAAAGAAGTATAACACTCCTTTATTATTGACATTATCATGGGGGAGCTTTTGCTCCCCTTTTCTTTAAAGGTGATAACAGTGCTAACTTTTTTCACTTTTTTTCCCAAAAACCGTTTACATTTGCAGAAAAGTATGTTATAATATACATATTAGATAATTAAATAAGGAGTTAAAAATGTCAAACCACGTAAACGAACAAATCCTCGAAAAGCTCTTCGACGAGGTTTC